GGACAAGGAAATTGAAACGGCGCTGGGGCTTCCTCGCGGCGTAATTTATAAATGGAAATCCGGAAAGTATAAAAGCTATAAGGACTATCTTCCACAAATTTCAAATTACTTCCATGTATCCATAGATTATCTGATGGGCATTGACACCACCAAGTCTCCGGTCGAGACCGAGGGCACGAAAAAAGCCCCCGCCGCAGAGGGCGAGGGCGAGGATGAAAAAGACGCGCTTATTGAAGCTGTCAGAGGGATAACCGATAAAGATACGGCACTTGCCGTTTTCGATGAGCTTAGTAAAAAAATGCGGGAGTTGATGTAATGCTTACATTCTACCCATCAAATCCGCAAGACCACATGAAAACCGAAGCGGAGCGGAAAGACTATGAGCGGCAGCAAAAAGAGCAAGCAGAAAAAGAACGGCGCGAGAAAACGCGGTTCATTATTACTGCCGTTCTTTCTGGCATTGCGGCGCTCGCTGCTGTTGCAGGAGTGATAATTCAACTTGCTTGAGCGCGATTAGCGTGTCAATCTTGTCTGAGATTTCCTTCAATCCAAATACAACGTCGTTGATCTGGCCTTTCATGATGATGCTGTTCTCTGCCAACTTGGAAATGTCAATCTCGTAGCCCTTCATAGCACACCTCTTTCTTTTAATTTTGAAAATACCTCTGCGCAATCCGCAGCAGATAGCTTGTCTATCATTCCAAGGATTTGCCCGCGCAATTCCTCAAGGCAGGCTTGATCGTTCTTGCTGTTTTCATTGCCTTTCCGCATAATCTGCTTTTTTATTGTACCATCTTTCGCGCTATTACACAACATTTTGTGTCCCTCCAAATAATTATAGTAACGGGGCTATATGTCGATTGTTGCACATTTTAGTGCAAGAGGGAAAGTATGAGTATTGTTGTCAATATCGTTTCTCAACACACGAGGTCAAATCATGATTGATAATCGAGCTTATAAACTCCTAAAACGCATTTATAAAAAGGGACGCTTGCCGCTTTTGGAAATATCTCAAATAACGGGAGTAGACGAAGCAAAGCAGCCAAGCAGTATAACGTCCGCATTAAAACGCGAAAAATTTATTTCTATATGGGATACCGACAAAGTTATTGACGAGCTTGGAGACCGTGAATGGGGTGGCTATGCGATTACACTTGAGGGCCGCGCCTATGTAGAAAAGCGTCGCCGCGAAACACGAAACTTTTGGGTGCCGTATTCTATCACGACTCTGGTCGCGTTGTTGAGCCTCGTTACATCGATCGCAGAGCACTGGGGTACTATTATGTCATGGTTCGCTTCTTAAATTCTTCGCAATCCACAGTCAGATCACAGCCAATAAGGTAAGGCGTGCCATCCCACCTATTAACAAAAACCGCGTGCTCGCAACCTTTACACACAATGCTTTTGCATTTCGCAAGACCGCCATTTTCTGCAAGTTTTTGAGCATTTACAAGAAAGGCGTTTTCTTCTTCAAGGTCACGAATTCTGCGCTTTAAATCGCCACGAGTTTGAAACATTATTTTTCTCCTTTCAATTCATTGCATTTTACTATAATTAACGGTATTTTACATCATTTTATAGAAAGAGGCAATAACTTACGAGAGAATGCAAGACGGTATAATTTAGATCGGCCCCGCCGCCCTCTGCAACAAACGGCGGGGCCTTTTTGCAGCCAGCGGGGAGCGGTCGCCGCTGCATGTCTTGACCATACTCCGCTTTACTTGACTACTTCAATACCGAAACCTTGCAAGAAGACAGCGCTCGACGCGGTTCGACAAGCCCTCATCTTGCGAATTTGCGGCGCGGAAACCGGAAAAGTTAAGGAGATGTAAATGAACATTCAAGAAGTGTGCAGAATCCGTAAAGAAGAATTGAAACTAACATATCAGGAAATTTCAGATATTTCAGGTGTTCCGCTGTCTACAGTTCAAAATTTTTTCTCAAAAATGTCAAAAGCTCCATCTTTTTATACTGTTGTTGCAATATGCAAAGCGCTCGGTATTTCGATCGACAAGGTGTGTGGAATAATAGAACGGTTGACGCGCAACGAGGAAACATTGCAGGCGCGAAACGATGAGCTGGAACGCCATGTTGACGCGAAAGCGGACATGATCGAGATTATGCGGCGCGGCGTCCGTATCCGCAACGGCGTGATTGCCATAATGTTTGTCATCATCGTCCTGCTGGCCGCGTGGTGCGTGTACATTGATTTTCATTGCATAGATTACGGATTTTGGAGGGGGATTTAATGAAAATACCAAAAGCGAAACTACTGCCGTCCGGCAACTGGAATGTCAGCGTCATGGTAGACGGAAAGCGCGTGTCTGTCACAGCACCTACCAAAAGGCAGGCGGAGAATGAAGCTGCCGCATTGAAGTCCGGCGCGAAGTCTGCCGCCCGTGCGTCCGAGCGCACGGTCGGTGATGCTATCGACCGATATATTGACAGCAAGGACGCGATACTCTCCCCTTCCACCGTCAACGGATACAGAAAACTGCGCAAGGTGATTTTCCCGGAGCTGATGGGTGTAAAATGCTCTGCGTTGACACAGGATCGCGTGCAGCGTGCCGTGAATAAGATGGCACGGGAAAAGTCCCCGAAATACGTCCGCAACGCTTATGGTCTATTCACGGCGGCAATGTCGGAGGAATGTCCCGATAAGGTGTTCCGCGTATCCTTGCCGCAGAAGGAAGCGCCTAAAATCAAAATCCCTACCATGGACGAGATCAGAATTCTGCACGAAGACTGCAAAGGCACAGACTTTGAATTGCCGTTTCTTCTGGCTGTCTGGCTCGGTCTCCGCACATCGGAGATCAGAGGGCTGACATGGGATTGCATTGACGGTGATATATTAAAGATCAAGCAAGCAATGGTAGACGGTGAGGACGCCCCGCAGCTCAAGCAGCCAAAAACGTACAGCGGCAACAGAAAACTAAAAGTGCCGCCGTATATTATGGGGCTGCTTGACGCAACACCGCGCACAGATGAGTTTATTGTCCACGCAACCAGAAATGTCCTGTATAAGCATCTGCAACGCGCGTGTGCCCGTTGCGGAGTCCAGCCGTTCCGCTTCCACGACCTCCGCCATGTAAATGCGTCGGTCATGCTCCGGCTCAATGTCCCGGACAAATACGCAATGGAGCGCATGGGGCACTCCACAAACAACATGCTTAAAAACGTATATCAGCACACCATGGATGATAAAGCCGTAGCAGTGGCAGATGCCGTTGACGGCTTTTTTGAATCCGAATTTCATCTGTAATTTCATCTGCAATTCATCTGCAAAAACGCTGTTTTAACGGAAGATAACTTGCAAATATCGCAAGTAATGAGTAAACAGGTAAGCCTGAAAACCATTGCAAATACAAGAAAAACCCCGCAGCCGTTGAGACTGCGAGGTTTTTTCATTGGTGGAGGCGGCGGGAGTCGAACCCGCAACCGAAACCGCAAAAGCATTGATATTACAAGGTTTTTTGTAACTTATCTGCAATTCCATCTGCAATTTACTTTTCCAGTTTACGCATGACGCTATTATAGACGCGCTCATTTACAATTTTCAAACTGTCCATCAGCTCGTCCATGATTTCCCATGCCTTGTCCGGTGGCACGTCAGCCACCGCCCGCAGAAAGTCACTATCTCCATACACTTCGACCGGAGCGGGGGCGGCAGAGTACATCATCGGTTCGGGCACGTTCTGTTTAGGTGCATGCTGATTTTGGAGCGCATACAAAACCGCCAATTTTTCGTAGTTCGACCAGCTCGATTCCTCTGTTTCCAGCCGCGCTATCCAGCGCGTGATCTCGGTCTCGTCTAACACGGGGACGCACCCCCTTTAGCCCTCGATCGTGTCCATGCAGCGCTGGATAGCTCTGCGGATGCTGTCATCGTCCGCATCGTCAAGCATCTCCTGCAACTGGTGTTTCATTTTGTCCATCGCGCCGTCACGGGAGTAATGGCCGCGGACGTAGTGCGTGCCGCGTCTGCTTCTGCCGCGCATGTCGTACTCGTCGCGGCGGCTGGAATAGCCGTCATCTTCCATCGCTTCGATCTTGTCGATGTTCTTGATGGTGTCGGTCAGCTTATGCACGATGTCAAGGTCACCCGCGCCAAGCTCGCCCTTGCGAGTGATTTCTTCCAGCTCCTTGCAAAGCATGTCGCGCAGATCATACATAGATTTCATACCCATTGCTTTCTCCTTTCTCAGCTCACGCGGTCGATTGTCAGGTTGCTGTTGGCAAAGCTGACCGCCTCCGCGCTAGTGTTCTTCGCCGCCACCGTCACGCAGCAGCCGCGCGGCACTTCCACGATGGCACTGACATAGACGTTAAAATAGTTCTCCACCGCAGCAGGCGTGACGGTCGCCGTGGCGCTGTTGAGCGCTTCGCCGTTGACAGCGAGCGCCGTTGTGATTGCGCCTACCGTTCCGCCCGTGGGAACGGCAATGTTTGCGCCAAAACTGACCTTAAAGCGCGCCTTACACTGCTGCGTCAGCCCGCGAAGGGTGACAAGTCCGCTGCCCTCGCGGTGGACGATGCAGGGCTTGCCGCAAGCCGCCGTTGCGACCAACGGCACATTCTGCCCATCGGGGACAGTCGCGATCCCGGGATTTACGTATTCAGCCATATATTTCAGTCCTTTCTAAAGGGGTCGATTTCGACCCGGTTAAAATACAGCGGCGGAGCTATTGCCCCGCCGCGTTGTCGTAGTATCGGCACGGGGCCGACCATTTCCCCCGCATGGGGAAAAAGCTATGCTATGCAGTTGTCAGCAGCCGCAGCCCTGATTGCAGCCGCAGCCGCAACCCCCGTACTGATAAGGTGCAGGAACCGCAAAAGAAGGAACGGGGCGCGGATTGTAATACGCGAACTGTGCGCTAACATAGTTGCGCATATCAAGCGTCTGGGCAGACTGAGAGGCCGCGAGGTCAGCAGCAAAAAGACGCTGGTTCTGTTCAGCAATCTTCGCGTCCTTCGCAGCGATCTCCTGCGCGGTCAGACGCTGGTCGATGCCGCGGAAACCGCTGTTCATCGCGTCAATGATGTCGCGCGTGGCGTTCTGCACGGTGTTGCGCGTGTCGCACGCCTGCGCTGCCATGTCATAGCGCACGCCCTCGATGCTGCGCTGGGTATTGCAGCAACACTCAGCAGCCTGCATCTGCATGGCGTTGAGCTGCTGCATCAGCACCGCCTGCTGGTTGGCGCGGGAAAGCTCGGCATTGCCGAAGCCGGTCAGCAGGGAGTTGTTGACGGCATAGAATCCGTCACAAAGCCCTCCGTTAATGAGGTCCATTTTTCGCTCGATGTTGGAGAAATCGGAAGCCAGCACATAGCCGTCGACCACGCCGCCGGAATTGCCGCCATTGTTGCCCCAGCTGTTGCCGCCCCAGCCAAAGACGGCGAAAATGAGGAAGAGGATAATGAGCCATGCGCCGTCACCGCCCCAGCCGAAACCGCCGCTATTGGTAGGCTGCACCGGCATAGTCAGCATGGGAGCGCCGCCATCGGAAAGAGACATAAAATCACTCCTTAAAAAAATTATCAAATCGTGGCCACGATGTTGATTTTGGTTGTTGCACTTTTTGCAACTACCGCATCAGGCTCTGAAACTGCTTTGCCATCTGCTGTAGCTGGTTTAACTGCGCTTGTGAGAGCTTGCCGCTCTGCAAGAGCTTTTCGACCTCCGCTTTTGGGTCGCCCTGAAAATTCGCCTTGAATTGCTGGAACTGCTGCATCATCTGCATGAAGCCGTTCCCGCCGCCGAGCGAACCGAAAAAGGGATTAGTCATCGTCATCGTCCTCCTTGCGCTTCTTCTTGCCCTTCAATTCGACCACAAGCGCCGCCAGCGCGTCAAACTCCTTGCGGGTGACAAATTCCACGCCATTTTCCTGCGGCGCTGTGCGGGGCGTTTCTGCGCGTTCTACGAGGTCATAAATCTTGAGCGTCGGTTTGCCGCTCGCGTCGGACTGCTTGAGGTATACCGTAGGCGCGGAGCTGTCCCACAGCGCAACGGCAGAGTTAGGCGCGATGAGATAGCCTCTTGCCTCCTGCTCGCCGTTGACCCATTGCACGCCGCCCTGTGCGATGGGGTTCTGTTGCACTGGCTGCGCCATAGGTTGCTGCATGGGCTGCATCATCTGCTGCTGCCGCATCTGCATGAGGTTGTCCGGCATCGGCTGCGGATAATAGGGGGTGAAATAGGGATATGCCATGTTCATTCCTCCGTTTCTTTGACCCAGTAATAAAGCGGGATTTCGTTCTCGCTGTTCCAACTGTCATAGATCACGCCGTTTTGCACGCACACCACATGGCCAGAGAGGGCGAGGATATACGTCCCGCGCGGGTGTTCATCGGCAAACCTACCGACCGTGTAGCAGTCTGGGCAGGTGTCCGGCATGATATAGTGCCGATACCCAAGCGACCGCAGATATGCGCCCCAACAGGCGTTTGCGTTGGGGAGGTCACCGTTTAAGTACCCCTGTATACAGAGGGACAAATAGACCTCGCCCCAATCCTTCCCGGTCGCCTTGCAGATCGCGCGCACGGTGCAATCAGATACATTACGCCCCGCGGGGTTGGGGTTAAAGTAGCTATACATGGAAAAGCTCCGCGAAATAGACATAAGTGCGCAGCTCGTCAGGATCGGGGAATAGTGTCAAAATGTCCATCGCCATTTGCTCAGTAAAACCCAAAGCTAAAAGTCGGTCGTACATCGCCGCACCTCCTTTATTATCTACATGGTACAAAAAAACGGGCGCCTAAAAGCGCCCGTAAAGTGTATGAAAAGTGCAAAAGCCCCGCCGGTTAAGGCAGGGCTTTTTCTTGCGATATTTTGTGATATGCGCGCCGGCGGTATTTCTTCACTGCGTCAACAGACAAATTTCGCTCCATTGCTACCTGCACGCAGCTTTTCCGCCGCACGTCGCACTCGATGATGCACGCCGCCTCGTCCTGTGGCAGCTCGAAGGATAAGATGTATTCGACGGCTCGCCGTGGAGCCATCGCGGATAGTTCCGCCCGGATACGCTTGTGCTGACTGTCCATGCCCCGTGTGGGACGTTGCAGAGCGCTTGCGCGTGGCTTTCGCCGTCCGTGCTCCTTCCTTACTTTTTCGACCGCTCCATCATAACGATAACCTCTTGTCGCGTGATAAGTCTCTGCGGTGCGCTGCCGTCCGTGATGCCCGCCGCCTTTGCCGCCGCCCAGTCTTTTGCCGCCCACGAAGAGACGGGCTTGGTGCCGAGCTGCGCAAGGTAAGCGTCCATCATCTTGTTAAATGTTGCCTGATCCATGTATTCCTCCATTTCCGGCGGATACTTGCCCGCCAAGATCATGCTCCCTGTGTGTTTGAGATGGTTGTCCCACTGGAAATGCGGGCGGTCGGGGAATTTTTTCCAGTCGCCGCCCCAGCTAAAGCCAATCTTCTTTGCGATGGCAGCGCACTTCGTAAAGAACGCCGCATCGTCATACTCGTGGCCCTTGATGTTCTTGCAGATGTCAAAGGCGAGACCCTTCCCGTGGAAGCTCGTCTTCGCGGTCTTGGCATAGCCATTCTTGCAGAGCATCGCCTGATACTCGTCGTCGCGCAGCGTCTGCGTGACCAGCACGTTAAGCCCTGCCTTCCTGCACTCTGCGAGGAATGCCTGACAGTTCGCCTGCACGTCCGCGCGCAGGTCCTTGAGGTCTCTACTGTTCAGCATTGTCCCCGCCCTCCATACGCGCCTTGTAGCTCGCGCTCGATACGCCGATGAGCGCGCCGATGAAGAGCGCGATCGCGCTGATGGTGGTCGTCACCTGCTCGACGTAGCCCCAGCCCCACACGCCCGCGAGTGCGGCGTACAGACCGCTGCACGCGGGCAGCACGATGAGCACCAGCCACTTGAGTACGTCATAGACCTTGTTGTTCAGTTCAAATCTCATTGTTTTTCTCCTTTCGTCGTCCAACGATAATTTCTGCCAGCGTCAAAAGCCCGGTGAATGCCTCGATGATGCCCCCCGTTCCCAGCAGGTACGGAAAGAGGTTGTCCCACTGCCAGCCCTTGATGCTGTAAAAAATGACTGTGTAAATTACAAAAACAGCGATAAAAACGCCAACGATTGCGAGAATCAGGTTCCTCGTTCGCAATTTCGATGCTTTTTTAACAACGTGCCTCATACCATGCACCACATCCAGAGCGCGCGGATGCCCTTGGTGGCCGCCGCCGCGCCAAGCAGCAAGGCAGCGCCCGCGATGATGGCAACTGCCACCTCAGCGAAATCATCCATCATGCCATCCCTCCCGAGATCAGCCACGCGAGGAATGCCCCCGCGAGCACGGCAAGCAGCTTGTCCACGATGCTGTCCCACCGTTTCCCCGCCTTGCCCGTGATGAGCTTCACGTCCTCTTTGATCTCCTTCACGTCGCCCTCAACGGTCTCCTGCTTTGTGGCCAGCACCTCGACCGATGCAACGAGCCTGTCAAGAGCCACCTGATGCTCTGCCAACTCATTGATGCGGTGCGTGTTGATTTTCCCTCGCGCGTCAATCAGCGCAATCGCCGCGTCATCGTAATGCTTTTTCTCTTCCATTTGCTCCCTCGTTTCTGTTTATTATTCGTCCGTCACCACCCCATACCGCTCAAACATTGCGCGGATGACTGGATTGCGCAGCAGCTTTTT